CACTGCGGCGATACTCTCTTGTCAGTATCACGATCAGTAGTCTGTTCACCCAGTCCCTTCCGGGGGTTGGGATGAGCAGATTTGCTCTTATTACTCAATTTCATCAACAAAAATATGGGTCCATATTCAAACCACACACACATCACCAGCGCAGATGCGAACTCAAGCGTTGTCGTGAGTACCCTGAATGGTGCAACTCTCGGGAAAATCACGATCAACAAGACTTCAGCGCATGCTCTCACGGTGTACGATGCAGATGATGCAACCGAACTCGGTCCAGTCATTGCAGTCATCAAGGCATCTATTGCAGAGCAAACCCTTGACTACTGCGTGAATGTTCACAAAGGAATCATCATCGCTGTACCATCGAGCTACGACGGTGACGTTACTGTTTCTCACCGCTAATAATTGCCTATGTCTATTCCCCTTCGCCCACAAGAAGAATTTGTCATCGTTCGCCAGCTCGACGATCACACCGATGCAACGACGTACTACGTGCGCGCGGTCATTCGTGACGCGAAGACAGACGAGCTTTTGGTAACACTTCCCCTGAATGATAAGGGGGATCGTCGTTTTTCAAAGAAATGGTACACCGTAGCGGATCCCACAGGGCTTGGACGGTATATCTCGGTACTCACCGAAGTGTTTACTGATGCAGGATTCACCACGAAGTCATCAAAATACGGTGATGAAATGGAAACCTATCGGGTCCAAGAAGAACGCAACCGCGGTGGCGGTTCGTATTCAGTGAATATTGACTACAAGAAGATTGAAAAAATGTTGGATGATAAAGTAAAAGCAATCAAAATGCCCGAGGTGAAAATCCCCGCAAATCAGAAAGTGAACCTTGATTCACTCAATGCGAAGCTGGATCAGTTATCAAAGGCCATCAAAGGCATTAAAATGCCCGCTATGCCCGAGCAAGAGCCTATTGACCTACAACCTGTCATCCAAAGCATTGAAGCCGTGCGTATGGAGGTTGTGGAGGGTATACGCGCTATCCCAGGGCGTGACGAGGATGATATCTTACCGTTGGCGCGAGCCATCGAAGCGATGGAGGTGGATACGTTCAAACAAGCATTATCGCAAGTCACCACCGATTTGTCTGATGCAATGAATATTCTTGGTGATTTTATTGAATCAGTACCCGAATTTCGAATGGAATTTGAACAGATGTTGCAACAAGCACGTGAAGCTGCTGATAAGTTTGCGCCAATGCAAGAAGCGAAAAAGCTTGAAGCTACGCAACAAAAGGCTGGGGATTTTACTAGACTAGCATCGCGCCTACGCGCACAATAGTATGAAAAATAAAGGTTCAATCTTTGGTGGGGTGTTGACGGTACTGGCGATTGTTGTCGCTGGTCTTGCATTTGCGATTCCACTCACCGACAACAACAATCTGGGGGGATCAGGAACAATCCGTTCTTTGAACACAGGGGGTGGATTCTCTATCGGATCCGCGGTTTCTGGTGGTACACCAAACGAGATTTTATATACTGATTCATCTGGGAATGCAGCATCAGATGGGGATTTTCTTCGCACGGTAAATTCTACTACGAGCAATTTCTTCGCAAATGCCACAGGCACATCAGGCGATTATTCAGAGCTTTCTATTGGTTCAGGATATCAAGGACTTATCCCTGGTATTGATATTAACGGTTCAGCGTTTGTCTATTCACCCACAGCGACCAGCACTTTAAAATATTTTAATATTCTTGGTTCTATTCCAGCACTTTCCTTTACTGGAGGATTTTACGGATTATTTGACTATGCAGGCGATACCACAGCATACCTCCAAACATTGACAAATGGGGTGGTTCAAATTCTAGGAACAGATACATCAGGGCTTTCAGCATCATATACGGTTCAGCCGACAAGTGGTCGTCATCATTTCTCTACATGGAATAATACGACTACGAACGCATATTCATTCTCGAATGACGACATGACCCTTCTTGAAATTACGGGTCAAGGACGTTCTTTGTTTAATGCTTCAACGAGCATCACCGGAGCAAATAAACTCTTTTCATTCCAACGTGGAGGTACACCATTCTTCGACATTGACGCTTCAAGTTTCTCACGTTTTGTAGGTTCTACATCTGGTGCAGGAAATACTATATTGCGAATTGTGGATAGCGGATTTTCTAACCGTTTCGAGGTTCGAGATAACGGAGCGGTCAAGATCAATAACGCCTATACATTTGCAACGACAGATGGATCGAGTGGTCAGGCACAAGTAACGAATGGATCTGGGACATTATCTTGGGCTACTATTTCAGCAGCAGGTTCAAATGGTGCAGTGCAAATATCTGACGGTATAGGAAGTTTCTTAGATAGTGGACTTTCATATACCACCTCAAGCCAATCTCTTATTGGTAGTCAGTTTCAAATCCCTAATGTTGATGGATCGACTGGCGCAGAAAATCTCTTTTTACTTGGCGCAAGCTCGGGTATACCAGCAGTTGACACAGCAAACCGAAACGTATGTGTTGGATTAAGTTGTATGCTCTCGTTGAACACCGGTACCCAAAATACAGGAGTTGGTTCTGATGGAGCATCCAGTGATGGTCCTTTGCATGACGTTACGACAGGATCAGGCAACGCAGCTTTTGCGGCAGGTGCAGGATATGGAATACAAGATGGTTCGTTTAATACATTTCTTGGATATTTCTCTGGATCAACAGACGCATCAGCATCCGCTTCGATTGCCCTTGGTGCTGAAGCTATTGTAACAGCAAGCAACCAGCTTGTTATTGGCTCAAATACAGGCTCGCGGTATATCAATCATGCGTATTATGGTTCAGGTGTATCAACAGCTAACCCGCAAGATTTTACGTGGCAGTTATCGCCATCATCTGGCGACGATAAATTCGGTGCTAGCGTATACCATATTGCAGGATTGAACACAGGAGCAGGAACACCCGGGTCTCATTATTTCCAAATATCATCAGGAGCAGGTGCAGGAACTTCAACACCAGCAGTACCACGCACCGCACTTCAAATTGACGGTGTATCAGGGCTTCTCATCAGCCCCATCGAGTACACCCCATCGTCAGCGTCAGATACCTGTACCGCAGGTATGACGGCGTTTGACGACGATTATCTCTACCGGTGCATTGCGACAAATACGTGGAAGCGTGCCGCAATATCAACCTGGTAATTATTCAAATATCCATAAAATACTATGCCACAAGAAACAGCATTCGGTCTTGTAAAAGACAAAAAAGAATTTATTGAAAACAAAGCAGGAAAAATCGTTAGTCGCCAATGGTTCTATGTCGATGAAGAAGTGGAAGATGTTTCAGAAATTGAAGCAAAGATTCAAGAATTAACGAGCTTGAAAACGCAATTGCAGCAATTTTCAGCCGAAAAGAAGTCAGCATTGGGGAATAACATTTCTCAAAAAGGGTTATAATACCCCTATATGCCTATGTCAACATCATCAAACATTTTAAAAATCATGACAGCGTTCATCGCAGGCGCGATGCTGGTTGTCGTTATCTTTTGTCTTGTCTTTATGACGCGTATCACTCGCACAGTGGGACAAAATACAGAGCGATCAGTTTGGGCTGAAAGCATTTTAAAAGACGCACTCAATAATCAAGCCCGTCCAGCTCAATAACCTATGTATCAAAGCAAGCAACAAATCAGCAGTGGCGATGCAGATGTTTTGCAAGATATCAGCTTCCTTGCAAAACATTGGAAGATTCTTATTCCACCAATGATTTTGTTTGCATTTAATATAGGCTTGTTCTATGCAGGATATAAAGGTCTAAATCAACGCGTAACGAATAACGAAGCTGCAATCGCAACCACAAATCAGAGTGTCAATACCATACAGGTGTCACTCGAAAACATTTCCGTGAATATTCAATACATCCGGGAAATTCTTTCAGAGCTGAAACAAACACGATAATTCATATGTCATTTACAGCCCAAATAAAAAAACGGACATTGATCGCAGGAATCATTGTCGCAATAATTGGGTTGTTATTTCCAGCATTGGTGCTGCGAAAACAGTATGTGACAGGGGAATATGCTTTGTATTGCTATATCCGCGGTGAAGAACCAAGCACTATCAAGCGACATTACTATTTCAGGTCACTTGATGAATGTGGCAAACCTTTGAAACAATAGCCTATGTATCCTAATACCTCACAATCGAACACCAGAATCAAGGGAGGGTTGCTCGCACTACCACCTGATTCGCGAGATTTTGCGCTTGGTGCGTTGTTTAGTCATGCAAAGGTATCCGAGGTACCTGAACACAGCTTCATCGTTGCTACACCCCTTTTCATGAAGAATCAAAAGGATTCTGATCTATGCACTGGGTACACCATCACATCAGTGTCGGAAGATCAGGAAGGTTTGGAACTCTCACCGCACTTTCAATTCGCAATGACGAAAAAGAAAAAAGGAAGTATCGACGAATGGGGTGCTGATCTTCGCACTGCATGTAAATCTGCAACTGATCCAGGCTCAATCCCGCACAATGAAGCTTTGAAATATCTGAAAGAAAAGGGAATCAATCCCGAGAATCGTGACGAGGTAGCAAACTGGGAAAACTGGTCCCCATCACTTTCATCACTTGCAAACAAATACCGCAAGCAATCTTTCTTTTCATTGGAAAATATAAACGCAAAAGACACTTTTGATAAAATACGCGTAGCACTTTGGACACACCGCCTAGAAAGGCGCACAATCGCCGTGGGTGCGCTATGGCGTGAATCATGGACGAATGCTCGTATGGGGGTCATCCCTACGCAGTACGAGGAGCAGGGCTTCGGACACGCCTTTAAAATCTTTGGGCAGAAGCTCATCGATGGGGAAATGCACCTCATGGCACAATTATCCAATGGCACCGACATCGGGGACTATGGAATCTTTTATTTTCCGCGCGTGGTGGTGAATCGTGAATTTAACTATGGGCAATTCATGTTCAAAGACATTGACCCTGATCAGGCGAAGGACTATATGAAAAGGGGAATCAAATTCGATGATTCTTTCCTTGTGCAAATCATCAAATTATTTCTTGGTAAAATAGGATTATGGCACCACTAACACCAAAAACAGGCGCAGAGCTAAAAGAATTCACCACATCATTGCTCGATGGGGATGTAATGGACGACACCCCTTTTTATATCATGCTCAACATGGTGAAAACGATAGTTGAATCAATCCGCCCTTGGCGCAAGCTTTTGACGATTGATACATCACAGACGTTTGGTCCAGGAGATACCTATACCACCATCAAATCATTGCCTGCTGGGTTTATCATGTTTGATCAGTATGACCCAATGGTCTTGATTGCAGGTGACCAGGTGGTCAAACCCGAAGGTATTACTATCGCCGAGCGTGAAATCAAGAAAAACGAGGGTCCCTATTTTTATACTGACTTGAAAAACGATGGCTTTGGAATCATCCACAATCCCTCAACGACATTCACGGTCCAGCTTGCTTTTATTGAAGAATCAGACGAGATCACAGATTCAACATCGTGGGCATTTCCGGCACGTTTTCATCCGTTACTGGCCTACATGGTTTCAGGAATGCAGAAAGGGGGTGTTGATTATGACGATATCTTTGCTCGTATGGCACCTGAAAACCGCGCACAGGCGCAAGTATTGGTCGATGCTATGGAAATGTGGGATGACGCATTGCAACGTCAAGCCTATGGATATTGATGTATGAATGATTATGTAGTCGAAAATTTTACAAAAGGAACAATCACCCGCATCGAGGATGATTCATTGCCGAAAGGTGCATCGAGTGGGTCCTTGAACTGGCTGACCAAAGGTGACCGCATTGAATTACGACGCGGTCAAAGTGTTATTGGTGACGCTCAATCAGGTATTGGGCGTATTTCAGGGCTTGCCGTTTCAGCTCTTTTTGATAAAACACAGGTCATCCTACGTTCACGCGGTCGCAAGATTGAATCATACAACGTAGTGAATGACCAATGGGATGAATCAACCGTGATCGATATACTTCCCGAAGAAGCTGACGGCGAAGATATCGCCTTTTCTGAATATCACAGCATTGCAGGGGCTATGGTCCATGCTTCAAGCCCTAACAGCTCGGCATACAAAATCATGTTGGCCAACCCGCAAGACGTACTCGATCAGGGTTCACCGACACACCGAGGGAAAATCAGTATTAAAAACGGCCGAACATTCCTATGGGATCGCAAAGACACCAACAACGGGCGCGACCAGACTGGACTATATGGCTCATGGATTGATAAAGACGAGCTTTCTGATTATACCGAGGTCCTTGCTGAAAGTGTTGGCACAGGGGATGGAACGACAACGACATTCACTGGAACGCTCACCATGCAAAAAACTAATAAAACGGTCACAGCAAACGATACGACTGATGTATTTGATTCGGTCGCTCACGGTTTCAGCAATGGCGACAAGATAAAGTTTTCAACAACTGGCACCCTTCCAGCAGGTATCGATGCAGGGCGCGTGTATTTTGTGGTAAACAAAAACAATGATGACTTTCAAATTTCTGATATTCCAAACGGTCCCGCGATTGACCTGACATCTGTTGGTACAGGTACGCACACTGCGACAAAAGGAATCGAACGAAGCGTATTGTACGTGCGTATCAATGATTCAGCAGAGAAATTTCAAGATGATCGCAATGGAAACCTTGTAGGGTCAAAGGGAGGATCAGGAACAATCAACTACGCAACTGGTGCATTCTCGGTGACTTTCAACACTGCACCCGCAAACGCGCAAGGAATCACATCGGACTACTATTGGGAAGATGCCACTGATGAAGGTATTTGGGACTTTGGCAAGGCGACACCTCGTGTTGCAGGTGAAGGTTTTGTACTTCGACAAGATGACGGTGGTGCTGCATTTCAAAATATCGCGACGTTCAATGATCAGGAATACTGTATGCATGTTCGGAAAACATGGGGGCTTTCGATATCTGACGATGATTCTGCTGCTGCACAGAAAATATATCGCGATGGTGTGGGTATTCCCTACTGGCGCGCGATGGTGGAAACAGGTGATGGAATCTATTATGTCGATGATACTGACCAAATAAACCCTTTCATCCGGCAACTGTCTTACGCCTACAATAACGATAAGGTCCAACCGCGGAGCATATCCGACAATATTGATTTGTCGCCTTATTCATTTGATCAGGCAGCAATGTGGGAATGGGGTGAATATATCGTAGTAGCGTGTCGCTCAAAAGATAGCACTATCAACAATATTATGTTGATGTATAACACGCTTTTCAAGGCGTGGGATATCACCGACTATCGTGCGAGTGTGATTGGTGACTACAATGGATACCTGATCGCAGGGGATTCCGGGTCAAACAATGTCTAAACTCTTTGATTGGTTCACCGATGAAGATAGCTTGATTCCTAACTATTGGGATTCAGGTGAAACTGATCTCGACTATCGTGGTGTGAAGCGTTGCAAACGCTTTGAAATTCGTGGGTTGATTTCACGCGATCAGAGTTTCAAGATTCGTATTTCGTTGGATGGTGGTTCATTCGTCGAAGTGGGTGAGATACAAGGCAATGGTCCCTATGTTGATTTTGGCACCCAAGTGATGATTGGGTCATCAATGGTTGGTACTGCCAAGATTGGTGGGGGTGGCACCCAGGTTGACGAAGTGTCCGTATCACCTTACGCTCGAGAACTGAAAATCAATACCGACAAATTCGAGAAAGTGATCGTGCAATTCGAAGCTTTGGGTGTGGGATACGTTTCGGTTTCCGAATACGTTTTCAAGGATCTGCGGTACAAGGGGCGAAAGATGCCTGTGAAGTACAGGATTTAATAAAATGATATACTATACAACATATGCAAACATTAAAGCAAACCCTCAATAAAAAACTGTTTATTGGTATTCTGGCGGTGATTTCATTGGTCGTTTTTGGTATCGTCATGTCGATTCCACCAGCTCGACACTCTTTGGCAGCAACAATTCCAACACCTGTCGCGTCATTCCAAACATCACTTTCCACAGGTATTTCAGCATCGGATACATCAATGACGTTGGTGTCACTCACCACAATCGATGGAACAACGCTAGTGAATGGACAAACGTACGGATTCACTATTGACGAGGGTACTGCATCGCAGGAATTTGTGATCGGAACAGCCAATACTTCAAATAACACAATCACTGGATTGACCCGCGGGGTATCTGGTGTCACCGGATTGACGAATATTGCTGCGCTTCAAAAGACACACCGTCGAGGTGCATCTGTAAAAATCACCGACGCACCGGTCATCCTTGTCTTGGCACGTATTCTCAATGGGGATGAAACCGTACCAAACCGTTTGCGTTATGCAACATCAAGCATTGCATTTTCAAATGACGCTGATATCATCACCAAAAAGTATGCTGATGACCTTGCTATTTCAGGTTCACCCGCTGCATCCACTTCGGCACCTGGTATTTCATCAAAGGCAAGCACCGCGCAAATCAATGCTGATACAGGTTCATCAGGGGGATATGAATTGTTTGTCGGTCCCGACGCACTCGCAGCTTCGAAGTATGGCCTACAACTTCCATCTGCTGATCAGAAAGCTGCTTTGGCAGGTACGGCTGGCACACCTTCAACATCAAATCGATACGTCACGAATGACGACACCACAGCAACCTCTACACCTGGGTTGCTTGTTCGCGCAAACGGATCAGGAAAAATTGATATAGACTTTATTGACCAGAATAGCCTTGGGCTTTCAGCGTCATCTACGGCTGATTTAGATATCAATGACAACGATGCTCTATATCCAACAGGGAATGATATTGCATCACGCTATGCACCGACAGGATTTATCACAAATGCTTCAACCACTGGGCCATCAACAAACGTAAACAACTTTGTATTTCGTATTGATAATGACCGTGTGATTTCATTCACTGGAGGTGATCAGAGTACCGCAAGCGATCTCCATGCACAGGTAGGAACCATTGCATCATCAGAAACAAGTATCACTTGGGGGTCCGAAGCTGATTTGATGGATAGCTCGGCGACATCGCTATATTTCGATGTCGCTCAAGTTTCTTCTAGTCGATATGTTGTTATATGGCAAGAAACAGGAAATGATATCAAAGCAAGAATTGTTGATGTTTCAGGAACCACCATCACCCCTCGCACCTCTGTGACACTCGGGACTTGGGGATTAAGTGCTGATGTGAGTGTAGTTACCCTTGACGCAACACGTGTGTTGGTCCAATACACTGATAACTCGCCTACTGATAAATTTGTCGAAGTGGTTTCTATTTCAGGAAGTAGTCTTGTTTCAAATACTCGAGTACTGCTTGATGCTGATGGTGGAAACTCATCACGATCTGATCTTGTCCTACTTGATACTGATAAGGTTTTGGCAGTATATAGCAACACCACAGGCACCACCGTTGAATCTAAAATAGTAACAATCTCAAGTACCACACCCACGGTGAACGCATCAACACAGCTTGAAGCTGCACTGGTATATCGCTCTATCAAGCTCACAAAAATTGACACAGGACGTGCCTTGCTTTCATACGTTGATAGCAGTGAAAATGAACGCGCGGTGGTACTGTCGGTTTCAGGAACCACTATCACCGAAGGAACATCCATTTCTCTTGCGGTTTCAGGAACCACTGGAAACGAAGCATATATCGACGCGTATCAAATCAGTGAAACAATCGCCCTTGTTGGATTTGCTGGAACATCAGCAAACGCGCAATTCTTGGTACAAATTGATGGAACCACACTTTCTTCGGTCGCGAGCTACACAGCACTTCCTGCACCCGCAACTGACCCAGGTATTGGATTTGCTAAAATTCGACCATTCAAATATGTTGTTCTTACAGCGGGTAGTGGTGCAAGAATCATTACGCTCAACCAACCCACAGGAAAATTCTTCGGTGTTGCAAAAGCTGATATTGCAGATGGAGCATCGGGTGAGGTATCATATCGATATGGCATGCACACTGGTATGTCTGGTTTAACGGCTGGCACCATTTACTATATTGACGATAACGGAACCGCCAGCACAAATACTTCAAGTGTTTCGCAGGAATTTGGGGTCGCGATTAACAGCACAACTATTCTCTTGAAATAGACTTATGGCATTGACACCTGAACAACAAGCAGCAGCAAAAGGCGTAGCAGAAGCATTTGCAGATTCTGGGCAAGAAATGACCCCAGAACAAACTGCTGCCGCACAGAATGTTGGACAGCAATTCAGCGAATATCTACCCGAAGATGGTGGGGATACTATCATTGACCCAGCCGGGCAAGACCAAGAATCACCCTATTTCCCACGTACGAATGACTATTCAATGCAAATGGAACAATTGATGAATTCAGCGTATGACATGGAAACTCCTGACTTGGAAAAGATCCGTTCTGATCTACGCGAAGGGAATCAAGCTATTGTTGATTCAATCAGCGCGCAGTATGCAAACCGTATTGCTGATGAAGAAAAACGAGGGGATGTCATGAATAAACGCGTACGTTCTTCGAACGTGTCTTCGGGTTTGTCTGGGTCCGACTTCGCTTCAGCAAACGCCATAGGGCAAGAGGATTTGAATATGAAAGCCGTTCAAGCTCTTGAAAAGGAACGCGATTCAGCTATCCAAGCAACCCTCGCAAATATTGAAAACAAGGCGCAAGAATTCTATCAAGCCCAGCGATCAGAATATCGCCAGAGCGCAGAGGATAAATTGAAAATGATGGCTGCCTTTAAAAACGATGCACTCGCTGATGTGCAATCTTTTGCTGGTGCTGGGGTATCATCCGCACAGCTCAAAGAGCAATCACCTAGTACGTGGCAAGCATTGCTCGATCAGACTGGGTATAGCGATGTTGCACTGTCTGCTATGTTTGCAGCATCACGTCCACAATCAGAAAAGGTATATCAGGAAACGGTGGGAAATAAGGTTGTCATTGGATATCGTGATCCGCAAACTGGTAAAATTTCACAGGAAACAATCGAGCTTCCTGAAGGGTTGAATGATTTTCGTGTTATCGATGGGAAACCCTACTTTGTTGATTTAGAAAGCCAGCGCATTATTCCAGCGGATGGATACAAGCCATCGGGTCCGAAAGCAAAAACATTCACATCAGGCGGACTTGTCACCACCGAATCAACACTTGCATCAGCAGAGCAAGAATTGAATACATCACGCGGTGAAGATGGCTGGGTGGATCCAAACGTGTACAAACAACTTCATGATGACTGGGTTGCAGATAAAGGGCTAACAAAGGATTTTCTCAATAAATTTCCACCAAAGACATACGTGAACCCGGCGAACACATGGCTACCACCATTCCTTCGAAACCCTACGAAAACAGATTCTTCATCAGGTGGCGGAAGCTTTGACCAACTTATCAACGCATTGAATCAATAGTAGTGGTATCATAGGAACATATGGGATTCTTCTCAAACATCCGAGAAAAGAGAAAAGAGAAAAAGGCGCAGAATGTTTTTACTGCGCCTTTTTCTGGTTTTCAAAATCCGCAAGAAAAACCGGGTACAGCAAAATTATTGTCTAGTTTTGAAAAAGCAAAACAGCGCGAAGACAAAAGTTTTATTGTTTCTCAAACTAAAAAAGCAATCGGCGAGGTGCCAGGTTTCTTCTCAAGTGTCAAAGAAAATATCCAGGAACGACGTGATGAAGTGGCCGGACTTTCAAGGCCTGAAAAATTTTCATTTCGTGTTGATAATTTTCTTGATACACAAAGGGCAATCCGTAGCGGTGAAAAGAAAGACCCTATCGTTTCGGTTGGGCAAGAAATTCTTGCAGGAGCAGGAACAGTTGGAAAAACTGTTCTTCGTGGTGCGTTTGGTAAAAAACTTGCAAGCGATGAAAATTTAAGTACAGGAGAGGTTGGACAAACCCTCTTTGGAAGGGAGCCAGAGCCAGCACAAAACATCGCTGCGCGTATCACTGATCGTGCCGAGGATTTTGGAGCGAGCAAATTTGAAACAAAACTCGCTGCCGCCCTTGGATTTTCTGGTTTTCTAGCCATTGAATCACCTCTTGATCCAACTGATTTGATTGGAAGTATTGGAAAAACAGCTTTTAATGGAATGGTTGAAGTGACTACCAAGGAAGCTGCTGAAAAAATATTGCGAAAAGAATTGTCTGAAACGGTTATTGATACAATCGGTGAAAAGGAATTCAAATCACTCGCTGACGATATTGCAAAATCACAAACAGATGAAGAACTCGAAGCCGCCTTCAGAAAGCGAGGTTTTAAAAGCAAAGATGAATTGGTCGCAAGCGCACAGTCACCGACAACACCTGATGGTGATATTGTACCCACACCAGAATCACCAGAAACAGTGGCCGACATTTTGACCCCCCGCAGGCAAAAGGTTGATTTCAAGACAGCCCGCCAAGAGGTGGATGCTGGAGGGCGTGTGATCGCCGCTGATGATGGCAAAACATATTCTTTGGTCCTTGCTGATGGAACATCCCAACCTATCACCAAGAGGACGTATTCACGCCTATCCCAGGCGCAAGAAACTGCACCAGAAACGATTGTGACTCCCGAAGTGGATAGTCAGGTCGTTCAGACACCTGATACACCCACACAGAGCAATGTGGTGCCTGATTCTTTGGTTGATGAAGCGAAGAAATATGATTCAGCCGAAGATTTTGTAAATAAATTTTTTGTTGAAGAATCATATGATATGACCCCAGGGTCTACACGAATTGCAGATACATCTGAAACAGGGCTTTACCACGGTGCCGGTATTACAAATCTCAAATCAATCCTTACCGATGGGAATCTTCGAACTGGAATTAGCAAGCTGGATAATCTTGGAGAAAAAACCCTGTCTGCGTCCGGCAACAGGAGCGTCGCCAACTCTTATGGTGTTGTTTTTGAACTTGATGACAGCCTGCCAAAACGAATTGCCCCAAAAGGTGCCGTTCAAGGTGATGTTTATGATGCTTTCGAATATCGGATCGATACTGACGTTCCTCTTTCTAAAGTTAAGAATGTGACTATTCCACTCAATAAAGGGGATGGACTTGATACTCAAATACTTTGGAATTACAAAGGCAAAACACCAGAATATATCACCGCTGAAGAACTTGCTAAACAATTTGAAACAAAGGGCATCAAGGTTTTTTTTAATGACGGATCGAATCTTACCAAATCCCAACTCACTGATATATGGAAAGGGTCACAGGGAAATATATCTACAAAATCAATCGCTGAAACCGTAGGATCAGACACATCCCCATCACCAAGCGGAACCCTGCAAGAAGCAGCAAAACGATATCCTGAATACGAAGACTTTGAAGCTGCGGTCAAACGCGGTGAAGAAAACGTGTTGCCTTTTTATAGTGGAGATGAAGCCAATGATATTCTCAACCCTCGATACGATCAGATTATCGAACGCGTAAAAAAAGCAGGCTTTGAAGACCTGCGTGATTTTTGGAATAAAAATAAGGATAAGCGACCTACTCAAGCCACCGCCAGCCAAACCACTCCCGAAGCTGATACAGTAGGAACCCCAGCCCAAGACCAAAAAACACCGCGACAAGCCACGGAAGTCCGACGACGTGAGCAAAAAATGCCAAAGCAAACAAAATCAAAGTCGTTAGAAACATATAGTGATACTATTGCATATCAACCGCAAGATGTCAATGAAGCGCAAGACTTTTTCATGCAGTTTGAACACCAGGATACACCACCTACCGAGCGACCTGTTTTCCATAATTTGGTGAATGCCCCTGATATGTTGACGGATATTTCAAGCTTCACTGGTGAAACGCGTGACTTTTTCCGTAACGTGGAAACTGTTTTCAAAAATAAAATCGAGTACGCGCGGTCAATGATTATTGATCCTTTTGATGATGCCAAAGGCAAGTATGTTGATTATCAACAAGAACTTGCCGATGAGATGAAAACAGAGATTGTCGAGAAGCTGAAAATCAAGCCTGGGTCCAAGGAATCTGCTGCAATCATGGACTATGGGGAACGTAATTTGAAAGATGAATTTGCTCCAGCGCGACCACTTTCTGAAAATGACTTGGTCCTAGAATTCGGACGTGACCGAGCAAACGATATTATCGCTGCTGATAAATGGTTCCGTGATCGATACGACACATTGATTGACCAAATCAATGCCGAACGCAAGGAAATATATAGCACTGTTTGGAAGAAGAAGGATCAACTTGATGAAGAAATCAAGCTCTTGCAGGATAAACTCGCGAGCAAAGATGCCGAGATCGCGAGCAAGAAACGTACTGACACGTTGGCATATATCAAATTACAGTACCAAAAACAACGCCTTGGGGATGCTATCTTGAAACGTCGCGAACTTGTCACCAGTGAAATGTGGTGGCGCGGGAAACTGATTCCAAAGCGTAATGACTACTACCGCCACTATCAAGAAATGGCCGAAGGGTTCAACGCCTTGAAAAATATTCTGACCGAGGATGCAAAAATTTCTTCACAGCTTTCAGGTATTTCACCATTCACCAAACCAAAATCAAAATTTCTTCAAGCAGCACAGAAACGTCTTGGAAACACAAGCCGTCGCGACGCGATTGGTGGTTTTGCAAACTATATTCCATCAGCATCATACGCCATCTACATTGACCCACAAATTGCTAAATTCAGGCAGCTCGCAAAAGAGCTTGCTGATGCAACGTCTGAAACAAAAAACGTCAACAATTTTATTGAAAACCTACATGACTTCGCGAATCACCTTGCGGGGAAATCAAACCCTGCTGACCGATATATTCAAAAGGTACTTGGGCGTAAAGCATTCCGTGCTTTGAACTGGGTGAATAACCGTATCAAAGCAAACGTGATTCTCAGTAATCTTTCATCATCCGTCGCACAGATATTCAACGTACCGCAAGGTGTGGCCGCCACAAAACAGCATGCGATTGGTGGAATGAAGCGATCAATGGCACAAATATTTACTGAAAACAAAGCAATGAAAGAATCGACCTTCATCAAGGAAAGGTTTTCAACCCCGGTGGCTGATCAATTTAAAGAAGGAATGCTCTACAACGTGAAGAAAATGGCCGTATGGGTCACAGGTGCGCTTGATGAAGTGGGTACAAAATATATTTGGAATTCGTTTTATCAGAAAGCAATCAGTGAAGGTATTGAAAACCCAGTACGATATGCCGACAACTGGACGCGAAAAATGGTTGCAGGCCGTGGGGTTGGTGAAAAACCATTGCTACAAAATGCAGCACTCTTTCAATTGGCTGCACCGTTTCAGCTCGAAGTAGGAAACCTTTGGTGGACATTCCAAGATGCGTACAAAGAGGGAGGGAAAAAAGGACTACTCGGAAACCTAGCCGTGTTTGCAGTCACCGCGTATTTAATGAACAGAGCCGCCGAAGAAATCCGAGGGAATGATGTAGTGTTCGACCCTATCCAAGCCACCATTGATGGAATTAAAGCTTTTGCTGGTGAACAAAACAAGGTTGTTGGGACTGCCAAACTATTCGGTCGCCTTGCTGGGGAAGTACTTTCAAACGTACCCCTTGGACAAACTGCCGCTGCTGCATACCCACAGGATGGTTTCAAACGCCTTGGAATCTTGAGTGAACTGACACGTGAAGAATTGTTTGGGGACAATGATCCTACTCGTTTTGGTGGTGGGTTGCTCGCTGCAAAAGGCTTGCAGGATCCGATATTCAAATTGGCCTTGCCTTTCGGTGGTGAGCAGGTGAAAAAAACCCAGCAGGGAATTACAAGTTTCTTGCAAGGCGAAGTGAAAAACAAAAGCGGGGATACTGCATTCAATGTTGAAAAGACACCCATCAACGCTGCGCAAATGTTTATCTTTGGCAAATATTCCACACAAGCCGCACAGGATTATTTCAAAACATTGGATAGTGTATATTCAATCGTGGATCGTGTGGATAAAGACAGGGTCCGCGCATCGGCCGAAGCTGAAAAAGAATTTGCAAAAATTCAAAAAGCGATGGATAAAGATGGCAAGGATGCTGCAAAACAAATGTTGCTTGACCTTGCAAAAAAAGATGCTGAATTGGCTGAAAGCGTATCGAAGGTATGGCTTGATTCCTTGAAGGGGTTGACCGGTGAAGATCGCGCCATCAAACAAATGGGGGTCCAGGACGGTACACGCGCACGATATCTATACACGCAAATCGAAGAACTAAAAACCAAGGAAGAAACAGTCGCGTATTTGAAAGAGCTGAACGACAAAGGTTTGGTCAATGACACCGTTGCTGAACAACTTGCTGAAATGTTGGTGGAAGAAAAACCTGTCTACAAAGAGGGGCAGAAAATGGCCGACGGTGGTGTGATTGATACCGCCTTCTTGTATGCCAAAGCAATCGGGACAGATCCAGTGACCGCGTTTTCTCGCATTTTCACCGGCCAAAAGATTCGTCGTATCGATAATGGTGCAATCATAGTCGAGCGTATGCCTTTTGAAAAATCACAGAACATCCGCGCGCGTAATGATGCAGATGATTCGGTCCGGTTGGATCATACAATCCCCCTTCAGCTTGGCGGTGGAAACACAAAGAATAACCTTGAATTGGTACCGACCGAAGACTGGGCTGCCTATACTCCCGTTGAAAACTATTTGGGCGACCTTTTGCGTAGTGGTAAAATAAAAAAGAAGGAAGCGCAACGCCTTATCGCCGCGTTTAAAAATGGCGAGGTATCGTTCGAGGATATCCAAAACATAACCAGTGAATAACATATATGCCAAAAACACCAAAAAACACAGCGGAGCCACGCATGACAGGCGCACTCCTTGACCCACTTGACCCGAGGGATATTCACCTTGGGGGGGTATTTCGCAATTTAGAAGGTGGACTGCAACGTAATATTGTCGGATTGAATCGATACCCTGATGAGAAAATAACTGACCTTTCAGTGATTCCGGTGAAGAATCAGGGGTGGCATGGTGCCTGTGTTGGCTTTGCAAGGTATGTGATGTTGACATACTACGCATTCAAGGACACTGGAAAGGTGCTGGAGATATCACCGAGCTGGGGATATGGCGCATCAAAGTCATACGATGGTATCCCGAATATTGATGGAACCTATCCTAGAACTTTGAACTGGGTGAACATGGAAATCGGCGCAATGTTGGAAAAAGATTTTTCACGACCAATCAGCATGTCGAGGGAAGAATATCGCACCCTCGAAATCACCGACACAATGAAGGTCCAAGCGGCCATGCAACGAATCAAATCATACGCAACCTACTTTGGCACCGAAGATGAACTGATTGAAGCCCTGAACAAACATGACTTGCTCGAGGTGACATTGGTTTGCGATGGCTACTGGAACACCTTGCCATTTAAAAACAAGGATGGCGTGTCTATCGGTTTTCATCGTGTTGTAATTTATGGCTACGGTCGAAAGAATGGGAATCGTGTGTTCTATGTTCGCAATTCATGGGGTGAAACATGGGGTGAAGGTGGCAATGGATACTTTCAATGGAATACCTTTGCTGGAAAGATTTTTGATATTTACACATTTGAAGATATCCCGAACAACCACCTTGAAGAAGTGAAAAATATTCCGATTGATTTGCAATATCAATGGAACTCTACCCTGCGGAAAGGGAATCGAAACAATGACGTGAAGAATATGCAATGGGCATTCAAGCTCGAAGGATGTATGGATGTCTTGGAAAAAGCTGATGGCGTATTCGGTCCCATCACTGAACGTGCCGCACAAGAATTTCAGAAAAAATATAAGCTCTACCCTGACGGCATTGTCGGTCCCATCACTCGAAAATATTTGAACGAAAACTTTGCATTCAAAGAAGGAAAGCCAGGAACTATGCTTCACAAATGGGCGTTGGCTATTCAAGCGCATGAAGGATACTTCGCACCAGGAACCCATCCACGCTATTCACACGGCACCCTCGCCTGGAAAAATAATAACCCAGGAAACATACGATGCGCCGGGAAATACAAGGCAATGGCCGAAGCATGTCACCCTTCAAATTTCTGTATTTTCAAAGATTATGAAACGGGTTTGAAAGCCTTGAAGATTCTATTGACCGACGCAGCAACCAAAGGGGGGCTATATGACCCTGAAGGATCATTGATTGATTTCTTCAAGGTATATGCCCCAGCGAGCGACAACAATACGCCTGAAACATACGCGCTTGCCGTCGCTCGAGATATTGGTGTCCCAGTCGAAACACCAATCAAAAACCTAATTTCCTAAACATATGAGCCAAGGATTTTCAGTAACACAAGGATCGAACATCGCGGTATTTGCTGCGGCAATCGCCCTTGTCGTAAAATATTTCAAGCCAGATGCAGGAATCACCCAAGAAGAAGTTGGTGTACTTTTGGCAGCAGTAGCAACACTTGTTGCAGCCGTCATCAGTTTTATCAACAGATTCAAGAAAGGTGATTTGACACTTGGTGGTTTCCGCAAGTAAAATAGAAAAGGAATCTTTGGGGTGTCAAGCGGCGAGCGCGATGATGTCGAGTGAAAATGATTCAATCTTTTTTAATATCATTTAAGGGAACACGAAAACATCAGAAGGCACTAGGCCAAGAGTGAAGGCCGAACGAAAGATCCCCGGGGAAACCCCGCCGACAGGACAGTCATGCGGGGTTTTCTTATTCTTCAATGTTTGAATGTGGTACGAATGTGACTTGATTGTGATGTATAATTACGACATGACACCCCAGCAGAAGCAAGAGGTCCAGGACGGCATCAGAGAATATCAGGATGCAGTATGGGCATTCATAGTCGAGCATTGTGATATTACCGAATCCGGCAAATTTTTTGTAAAATTCCATGCAGATCATCGAAAGAATTTTGAGAATCGTGTGTGGGGTCGATATAAATATGGGTATCATCGCGAAGATTGGAAAGCAAAACAAAAGCGTGCGAATACGAAGAAAGAAAACCACGCCGAAAACAAACGCGCCAAGCGTGGCAGATACGTCCGTGAGCGTGCTAAACGTATCGCTATGAGGGATTGGTCGAAATGGTACGCAAGTACGCAGGAAGGGGGCATTTTGCGAAGATGGTGGGGGGTTCTATCAGCAGCTACATGGAAAAGAAAGCCACAAAACTAGATATCAAACCTTTCAGCGTGAATGACGCATGGAAAGGTCGTCGCCGTCGCACTGAAAATTACAAGGATTTTGAGAATGCTGTTTTCATGCTCGCGCCGAATGGTTTGAAAATTCCAAAGGGGGTACCTTTGCGCGCGATTTATTGGTGGGGATTCTCGAGCAATGGATCAGACTATGACAACCCCATCAAACCCTTGCAAGATGTCCTTTCAAAAAAGTACGGATTCAACGATAACCAAATCATGCAAGGGATGCAATTCAAGGAGGTGGTCCCGAAGGGTCAAGAGTATGTGGCGTTCCTGATTGAGCCAATGTAATTTTTAATAAACAATATCAACACTTTTCCACAGGTATGTTTTTTGCATGGTATTGTCAATGGTGCGATAATCTTTTCATCAAAGAAAAAAGGAATCGAATCTTTGATCTTTATACATAGCCGATTGTGTGCAGAATGAGGGTGGGTACTGCCTACCAAGTAAGTGGTTGCCACCTGCATTCTGTGCATGATCAAAAAAATATATGAGCAAACCAACCATTCATTAGCTCGATCTATTTGTGAATTCATCAAATCCAAAGCGGCGTTTTTTTCGGAAACAAGAACGCGCAATGCTTCAGTCATCGTCGAATGATATACAGTTTCTCTAGCATAGGCACAAAAAGAACCAAGATTTTTGGTTGAAATATTTGCATAGATGAATTCCATCAGTGCTTCTCTTTCAGAGTTTTGATTGCTGATTCTTTGTTCGAGTTTTTGAATTCGTGAATCTTGATTCTCTATTGTTTCATCACGATACTTCAATAACTTTTCAAGTTCGTCACGTTTTTGGATTAAATGTTCGACGCGTTCAGTGTCTTTTTTAGTTCCCCTTGTCGATGTTTTTCCCATACACTACTTCTTCACTCGGCTGATACGGACAATCGTTGGGGTTGCCGTAAACGAAAAATCGGGATCCATCGCACGTCGTACATCGGCAGCAACGCGGCGGCCAGGTGCAACAGTGAGAAGATCCCCATCTTTGTGATAGATACCCCAAAATTGTTTTTAAGGATGTAGCTGAACGATTGATGGGAATCAAAGATGAAACAGACGAACGCCCTTCGAATATTGGTCCAGCAAAAGGCACAGATCTTCAAGGCGCACCATGCCCACCACACAGACGATAAAAAATAAAGGTCGAAATTATTATTTCCTAACAAATTTTTTATGCCTGATTTATATCACAAAAGTATACTCCAAGGTGATGTAGTGCGGACAACAATTGCTCTTGAAAATATAGCTTTGAATCGGTATATAAATTCTAAAAAAAATGTCAAATATAAAAATGATCAACGGCCTTGAAGTCATCCTCGAGATGATGAAAAACGGCGATGACGTTTCAGTGGCTCCCCTCGCAAATATTGTGAATGTCCAAATCAAAAAGAAACAAGGACAGGTGACGATTGTTATCGATGGGATCCGCGCTATGGACATACTAGGAAAGAAACGCCGCTTTGCTGGAGGTTTGCTCCTTGCTGATTATGACCAATACCAAAAACGTATTGGAAAAAGCGAGATCAAAAACTTCAAAAGGGTGGGCGCAGACTAGCTATGTCGATCCTACCAAATTCAACCCCGCTGCCACATATCATCATCCGCGAATGGATGCCCCTTTTGAAGGATATCGAATTGCGAATATTGCTGGTTGTGGCTGACCAAACATTGGGATGGATAGAGGATCGCGAATCAGGAAGACGAAAAGAAAAGGACTGGATCAGTCACTACCAAATGCGATCCAAAATCAAGAAGCGTGCAGGAAAACCCGCAGGGAGCAAGTCTGTTTCCCAAGCAATATCCAAACTCGTTGATGAGTACGGCATCATTGAAGCGTTGAACGAATCGGGCGACATGTTGGATAGCTCGGAAAAGCGAATGAAAAACGGCGGAAAGATTTTCTATCGATTGAATTTGAAGAAACAGGCAACCCTTTTTGATGACCCTCGTCAAAAAGAGCAGGGGGTACCCTCGTCAAAAACAACCCTCGTCAAAAGGACAACCTACAAAAGAAACTCTACTTACAAAAGAAATGATATTTTCGTGGACGAAAAATCGCCCACACCCGAAACACCAAAAAAGCCAAGTAAACACAAGCTCTTTGTTGATTTCTGGTTTGATCAGGTAAAACGCACCCGGGGGATGGAACCAATCATCACCAAAGCGGATGCAGCGAACCTGAAAAGGGTGATTGATTTGGGTATTGAAATAGATATTCTTGAGCAGTGCAGTATCTTTTTTCTAGCTGATGTAGGGTTTCGCACATTTTCCCCAACGATATCAACATTTACTTCATCGGGGATTCTGAACGGCCTGATGAACCGGGTCCGAAATGACCCTGACTTTTGGAAGAAGATGGATCGGTACACTGGTACGTATCTACAAACACCCCCAGCCAAGCCACGTGCGCCACTGGTGATAGGTGATGATGAAGAACGAACCAATGGACTAAAACGTATATCATTCGCGTTAGAGAGCCTTACAAAGGCTTTCACAAAATAGTTTTTGGAAACGTGTGCGCCACAAAGACAGCGATTTATTAACCTAGTTTCACATACATTTATGTCAAACACATTAAAAATCAAGACGTTCCCATGGGGTGAAGTCGAAGCAGCCAATGAATTTATTGCTACCGTTGATCTGAAACCTACTGGTGGAATCACCTTGCGTGACAACGGAATCGTTTTGGTTTATACCGACAAGCGCGAGCATGCAGGTATGACCCGCGAAGAACATATCAAAAACACCAAAGACGAATTGGCGCGCGCTGAATCATCTTTGGCCGATGCGTTGCTTCAACAACAGGAATCACAGATCGGGCTTGCTCGATTCACCGGGGTGCCGAAATTCGAGAATGTCGCCGAACACTACGAAACCCAGGTGAAAATGGATGAGGACACTGTGAAAAACAAGACAAGCCGTGTCGTTGCATTGCGTGAATTGATCAGCAACCTGGAATCAGGAAAAATGTTGGTGGGAAATGAAGCGATTGCACAACACTTCGCAACCCCAGCCGATGATGTATCAGACCAACCAGAGAATCCGATTGCTGATTCTGCTGCCGAGTAGTATGTCGAAGACACAAACAATTCTTGGGAGTGGTTTTATTAAACAATGTTCACATATGCGCAAGCTCATTAAGCTTGATGCTGCTGAAGTAATGAAAACGGTGATCACCACCAAAGCACGCGAAGAATTTGCTGAACATGAAGACAAAGGTGAAATGATCGCAAACCTGATGCTTGCGTATCGTCACCTTGAAGATGCTTCAATGCGTATCGGAAAGGCTATCCAAGCGCATGAAGGTGGTGTTTCGGTGTACGATAAAGACACATCACGCGATTTAAAAGATGAAGTAGTGGGAGCGTAGGCCTATGGTTGAAAACGCATTGATTCCACTGGACAAAGAAGCTATGGATCAACTGCGCGCCGGTAAATTTGGCGACAAGTTTATCCTTATGGATTTTAGTGCTGCACTTCAGATGTTAAAAAACGGAAGAAGTGTCACACGCGTTGGGTGGCGCAAACTCGACATTCAAGTTTTCGCTATCGAAGAAAAATCATACGAGCGCATGGATGGAATAAAAATCACCTCTATGCAGTCATTGTACATGGTCAAACCTGTACAAGATTCTGAAAACAATATCATCGGGTATAATCAATTCCCATTCGTCCCATCATCGGAAAGTCTTTTTGCTGATGACTGGGTCGTAGTCGAACCAGTAATTTAACAACTTGTCAAGTAACAACTACATGAAAAAAGCAGACATCGCAGAATTCCTGCACCAATCATTCGGAAGCACAAAGGTCCTCGCTGAAAACGTCACTGATATGATCTTTGAAAGAATAACGAAAGCCTTGGAAAGAGGTGAAGATGTAACCATCGCAGGATTTGGTGCATTCACCAAGGTAAAACGTAGCGCGCGCATGGCACGCAACCCCCGCACCGGGGAACAGGTCCCACTACCTGAACGCTATGCAGTGAAATTCAAAGCAGCAAAGGCCTTGAAAGAAACAATAAAATAAGACAATATCCACAGGAACCCCGCAAGGGGTTTTTGTTTTGCGTTCTATACTGGAATCAAAGCTCATTCAATTCACCTCTAAATAAACGATATGAATCCAATCGGCGCAATAATTGCTCTTGTACTTCTTTATTCCATCATCGGTATTTTTTTCAAATTTAAAAGAAAGGGTCCATCATGATACTAGACACACGAACACGCACAATGTTTTGCGAAGATTGTCACAGTGCAGGTCGCCCTTTCAGTGGGCTGCGATTCGTACTGTACGGCTATTCAAGGCAAGGATACTATGTAAAACGGTCAAAGGGTGGAATCAAGGGTTTCACCCCGCACACGGTCCATTTATTGCGAATCAATGGGCATGATGTTGTCTTGGAAAAGATATGCGCGGTGTGCGGATATCTGATCAAAGACAAAGAGGATGATGATTGCACACTCACCAAGGTAAAATCATCAATCATCTCCATGCCACATTCTGATTTCAATGCTATGGTCATCCATGCCGATCGTAATTTTGGGTATAAAATAGACTAAAAAAAGGGAGCGAAGTATCGCCCCCTTTTGTTTATTTTTAATCGCTTGAATATGGAATTCTAACTGCACAACCACCGCATATATCAATATCTTTTTCTTCTTTATTTGATAGGATGAAATCGAATTTTATACCATCAATAACCAAACTTTCTGTTTCTTGGTCAGGCAGCTTCTTGAATTCAGCCTGCATATTCCCGACCGTAATAGTGTCACCTTCGGTCGGTATGTGCATGAATATGACTACTGCACCACCTTCAAGCACACGCCTGAAAGCATAGTATCCTGTGTATATTGCTCTGAATATTTTTTTCATAAAAGTTTTTCAAAAATATCTCTAATAACATTCACCGTCACGGCATTTCCGCACATTTTGTATCGTTGGGTGTCGCTGATTTTATCAAACGCAGTAACATGTTCCGGGTTTTTAAATATTATATTTTCCGCTTTTTTGTTTCCTCCGTATTCAGTCCATCCATCAGGGAATCCTTGCAAGCGTTCGCATTCAAGTGGTGTCAGTCTACGGATTTTCATATCCGATGTGAGTGTGTGTTGTTGCATCCCAGTGTCGAGCGTTTGTGCGATATTTTTCCCAACACGACCTCTACGGGTCTTTGAATTAGGTACAGAAAGATTTATACTGTCGCCCTCGTGAGCAATGGCATATCCCTTTTTGGTTGCTTCTGGTACTTTCACAAATACCTGGTCAGCTTTTATGTTTGATCCCCTGATTGTATGTGAAATCTCGGCTTGTGTCCGTCTTTGTTTTGATTCATCCTCTCGATCAGATATTTGGTCATCTTTTCCGAAAGGAAATACTTCGGGTCGGGGTGTTCCTCTAAGATGTCCGACAATGAACACTCGCTCCCTGTTTTGGGGGACTCCGTGATTTTTGCTGTTAAGCACTTGCCACTGACAGTCATACCCCAGCTCATCAAGCGTTGTGATGATAGTTCTAAATGTAGATCCTTGGTCGTGAGATAAAAGCCCTTTGACGTTCTCAAGCAATAAAAGGCGTGGTTGTTTTTCCCTAACAATCCTAGCAATTTCAAAGAAGAGTGTACCCCTAGTATCATCAAATCCAGCTCTTTTCCCTGCGATCGAGAAAGACTGGCATGGAAAGCCCCCGACAAGTAGCTCAAAGTCTGGTAGTGTTTTTTCATCAATTTTCGTAATGTCTCCATAATTTTTATGTTCTGGGAAGTGATATTGATAAACGGCGGTCGCGTACTTGTCGATTTCAGAGAATCCAATACAAGTAGGTTGTTCTGGTGCCAAGCGTTGCTGCTCAAGGTCGGTGCTATTGTGTGAAAGCCCCCCTTGTTGTGTCCGCGCGGTCTTTGATAGATTCTCATATGCTTGTTGTATTCCTAGCTCGAAACCACCAATCCCGCTGAAAAGTGAAAGGTATTTCATAACAGATGATTTATTCTACCTGATAATTGCTCATCGGAAAGAATATCTTTCGAAGTTGCTACTTTCCAACCGTCACCAGCGCAAAAATGACAAATATCAAGATGACTATACCCTTTGGTATTACGTCCAGCATCCCATTTGCCATCACCATACAGGCATATAGAACAAATTGCTTTAATTTTTTGCATAAAATTTTTCATAGATTATTCGTACTACATCATCAACCGCCGTCGCATGCCCCCTTCTACGCTCTCGCATATCTCTTTCAGTGGGCAAGCTGATTGTACTTGTGTCGTCCCAGACAGTGAGATTCCAATTGTAAAAGTCTTTTTCATTCTGCGCGCGCCTTCTCAACATCTCGATTTCTTTTCGTATCGCGATGAATAGCTCTGTTTTTGTTTTTGGTTCACCAAAAATTGGACAATCAACTGCATTAAATTCAGAAACAGCCCTTTCTTCAAACCTTGATTTGTCGTTTTGTTTTTCTGATCGTATACTTTTCAACCCAAAAGTCTTCCATTTTTTTGAAACTCCTTTGTTTTTCATGAGCTAGATTTTATTTCCTTGTAATTCTCGACCCACGCTGCGCCAGCACCATTCACAGGCTCCAGCAACCAACGGTCCCGCCCGAAGGTATTTTTGAAGTCAACGATCACACATTCAACCTCCATGCCGTTGCCGACAGAGTACATGACATGATCGCCAATTCTTGAATATTTTTCTTTCATAATTTTAGAATATAAATAAAGTGGTTGAGTGACTAACTCCCCCCACATGAAGCCCTTGAAGGCTCCAAAGCGAGAAACTAGGCTTTCTTCAATTCGTATACAAGGTTTGAATGAATCGCAAGTGTGATGGTCCCATCCTCGTTTTCGTATGCCCTCCCTGATCCTGTCTTCAAATCGTTTTCATCAAATACAATCCCTGCACTGATTGACCTTTTTTCTTGTTCGTATTCTCGGATCAACTCTGCTTTCGTTTCTTCTGAATTCAAATGGTAATTGTGGCGGGGCTTGGTTTCTTCGAGCCATAGCCAGTATCCTGGGAAGTACATTGCTGGCATGAAGTCTGTTTTTCCGTGATTGTTTTCATTGTCCCAAGCGTAATCGTCGGTATAGTGGTATAGACATCGCGCAAGGTATTCCCCTTTCTTGATTTTGTTTTTAATGTGTCCGCGGTTGATTGTTTTTGTCATAGAAATAAATGCGGTCCGGGTTGTTATGATAATGGTATCCCCTCGCCTGTTCCTATAATAACAGTTATAACTATCATTGCAAGCATAGGGGAATAATAAGCTGGGGAAAACTGTGGGGGAACAGGGGAAAAGCAGGTACAAAACAGGGATATTTCAGGGGGATAGATACATTTACTTGATTTTATTTCGTTTCATGTCACAATTTTTATATGAAAAAAGCGCGCAAGATATTCAAAAAAAAGAAGGTTGTGAAGACAACCAAGCTCACCGATGCGAATATTGACCAGATTTTTGAGGATGCAAAAAAGAAACTGGACAAAAAAGCATCAAAAAAGAAGATGGTGAAAAAGAAGAAGCCCCCTGTTTTAGCAGGTGATAAGCAGGCAGAAACCCCTGAAAGGGATCCAAATGGGAAGTTTTTGCCAGGGGTATCAGGTAATCCGAACGGACGAAAGAAAGGTCGCAAGCTATGGGCAACGATGGTGCGCGAGCGCATGCAGGAAATAGCTGACGAGGAGCAAGGATTGACCGTCGAAGATATCATCATCGGAAACATTGTGGATATGGCCGCGGGTGGCAGCAAGGGAATGATTGAATTGATTTGGAATTACATTGATGGCAAACCAAACCAGCCGATGGATATGTCAATCAACTCGGATCTATCAGACGAAGAACGTGCTGCACTGGATAACCTCTTGCAGAAAAACAAAAGGTAATATGCCCCAGTATACCCAACATTATCGCCCTATATTCCGCGCATTCGATACAGAGCGTCGCTTGATGATCTATGACGAGCGTGAAGCATTGGCCGTGGTGAATACCCCTGGCTTTGTCACCATGCAATGGATTGGTCAAACAGATGATTCACCCGAGCAACGAAAGATATTTCAAGGGGATATTTGTGCTATTGAAATCAGAAACTCTTTTGGAAGTATCACCAAACACATATCACAGGTTGGCTACGATGCAAAAACAGCGCAGTATATACATGATATTATTGAAAACAAGACCCGAATCGTCATCGGCGGTGATATCATCCGCGCGGTGGTGATTGGTCATGCCTATGAACGAATACGATCCCAACTACTTCACAGTTCTTGACGAAGATATTTGGAATGTCGTTGTCAACGGCACTTCAGATCAACGCAAGTACATATGCGAACGTGAACCCCTTTATTTTGCGATGTTTTATTTCGCCGAGTATTTTGAGTATGCGTTGGATGATTTTCACTATACCTTCATTGAAGACTTCAAAAACCTTGTCGCGGGAACCTTGACCGAAGCCCAATGGATCGCCTTTCGTGAATCTGCAAAGACAACACTGGCGAAGATTCTGACTGTGTGGGCTATTTGTTACGCACACAAGCGATATATTTCATATGGATCGTATGAACGTGGCAATGCTGAAAGCGCATTGTATGACATCATCATCTGGCTACAAACGAATCAGCGCATCATCGCTGACTTTGGCCTGCTCTACAAGCGCAGGAAGAAGCGTGGGGACGTGGATGAGGTATCAACCACCCGCAAAGATCACTTTGTCACCACGAATAAAGTGCGTGTCATCGCCTTTTCTACCCAGGAATCAACCCGCGGACACGTGTTCAATAAGTTCCGACCTGACCTCTACGTGTACGATGATATCGAAAACAGCAAAACAAAAGACAGTCATGCTCGCACGCAAGCCGTCATCGAACACTTGGATGAAGCTCGTTCCGGTCAATCGTCATACGGTGCCATTTTGTATTTGTGTAACTACATCCGCGACGATGGGTCGGTGCAACACATCAAAGATAAGCTTGAAGCAAGTTCGACAGGTGTGGTGCGTAATATCCCAGTCATGGATAACAAGGGAAATCTTGCATGGAATGACAAATACGTTTTGACCAAAAAAGAAGCATGGGCAATCAATAAATTCATAGACAACAAACGCTTGCACAAAGTATCGGTCGAGGGGAAGAAGGAGCAACTGGGGGACAGTGTTTTCTTTACCGAGATGATGAACGAGCCTGGCAAGTCTGGTGACTACTACTTCAACCGTGACAAGGTACGCGAAGCAATGGAAAAGGTGCGCGATCCATTGCAAGAGATTGGAGGGCAGCAGATATGGGAAAAATACAACGCATCACACCGATATGCGCTGGGTGCCGACACATCAGAGGGCATCGGGTCCGACAGTTCAGCGACAGCAATCATCGACTTCACACGCAGTCCAGGGCTTGTGGTGGCTACATTTGCAGATAATCAGATATCACCGAAAGTATTCGCCCATGAAATCGCACGCGAGGGACGACGATACGGTGAATGTTTTGTCGTTCCTGAAGTGAACAACGGATATGGTGTGACGGCTGACCTGGTTGATCCTGATGGGTGTGACTATTCAAACGTATACATCAGGCAGGTGAAGAATAAAACCACCAAAAAGACACAGAGTGAATACGGTTTCAATACGAACAGCAAAACCAAAGGGGATATCTTGTCGCATTTTCAATCAGCATTCGAGGATGGACACCTAGAAATCTTTGACAAGGGGCTTTTGACTGAAATGATGTACTTCCGCAAGGCGGATGCACACCGTATCAAAAACGAAGAAGGGGCGACGCGTCACTTCGACAAGGTCATGGCTGCTGCTTTGGCATGGGAAGGTCGCAAGTTTGCAACCGCGAAGAATGACGATGATGATGATATCTACACATCACCGCAGACCAAAGAAGATGAAGCGCGTGCCAAAGGTTTGAGATAATCACACTTGATTTTTTTGTAAAGTGGTATAATGCGAAATATATGGCAGAAAATTACGAAACCCCCACCAAAGACACCGAAACCAAAGAAGAATTTGACTTCGGACATACGACAACCGACACAAGCGCGGAGGGCGTTGAGCCGAATGAAGAAACTATCAGCGAAATAGATTGGAATGAAATCACCCTACGGTCCACGAAACAGCTTGATGAATCGCGTACGTTCAAGTATGGACGCATGAACACCATCAAAAAGAATGAAGACCTGTATATGGGGATCGCTGAAAAGCAATACAAGAACCCATATTCTATTTGTTTCCCCTATATGGCGGGGTATATTGACCAGCTTGCTGCCGAGCTAGATGAAGCACCAGCCATCATTTTTGAACCGACAACTGAAGCCGACTATCGATCAGCCGAAGCTACTACGGCTATTTTTGAAAAGGTATCACGTTCACGCCTTCCGCACGCGCAGTGGGAAATCAAGGATCGTTTCTCTAAAAAGCTTGCTATCTTTTCGGGTGTGGGAATCTTGAAATTCCATACTGAATCAGTCAATGGATTCAAAGCAATCTTGAACAACGTGGATCATTATGACTTCCACTGTGAGCCAGCAGGGGGCGCAATCCTCGAGAATCACCTATTCTGTGGGGAAGAAGGTATCTTCAAGACCCGCGAAGAAATTGAATTCGGGGTGGAAAAAGGTTTCTATGATGAAGTACAGGCACAAAAACTCCTTTCACGTACATCATCCCAGCAGTACAAAGAAAACGCATCATCGTACAACCAGCGCATGAATCGTCACAAAGCGATGGGGTTGTCACCTGAATCACACAGCTATGTCGGTCAAGACATTTTCAAGATGGTCGAATGGTATACCACATACAAAGGGTGCCGATACTATGTCCTTTTTGATGAATTTTCAAAGATCGCAATTCGAATCGAGAAACTACGCAATATTTTTTCAATCATTGAACCAAACGATGATGCATTGTATCCGTATGAAGCATGGCATACGCATGAAGATCCAAAGGTATTCTGGTCCAAGGCACCTGCGGATGACGTTCGGCCTATCGCCGAGGTTATCAATACCTTGATGAATCAACAGCTATACAACCGCGACAAGCAAAATATGGGGCATCGTTTGTATGATCCAAAGCTCGTCAAGGACGTGAAGTCATTGGGTGATTGGCGTGTCGATGGATTGACCCCAGTTGATACCAGAAACGGATCAGTGCCGCTTTCAAGTTCTGTATATCGTTTGGATGTAGGGAATCTAAATGGAACCATTGAAACCGTCGAATTTTTGAATACGTTTACCGGACAAAAGACCGGGTCAACGCCTGGGAGCCAAGGACAAGCACCATCATCACAAAAGGTGGGTATTTACTACGGTGAAATGCAACAAATCAGCAAGCGTTTGAGCGTTCACAATCGTTCATATCGTGAAGCCTATGCAAGTATTGGGCTTCGTTTCCGTGTAGGGTTGTTTGATAACTTTGGGGAAGATGAAACCATCGCCGTGAAAATCATGGGGGGCAAGGGGATTCAATGGAAAGACATCACCAAAGACGATATCAAAAGCATTAAAGACTACGACATCATTGTCGAGGGGGGGAACGAATCAGAGATGCAGCGTGTGCAACAAAATGATCGCAAGGCAGCGTTGCTCGATAAGGTTGCGACCGTGAATCCAAAATGGAAGGATATGCAACGCTTGAAAGCGGCAGGATATGATGAAGAAGAAATCAAGGAAGCATATTCATTGGTTGATCCTGGCTTGAAAGAATTGCTTTCGGAAGCAGCGCAGGCTGAACAAGACATCGTTGAAGGGAAAACACCGCCTTTGAATCGTGGTGCAAACGCTGCTTTCATTCAGCACATCATGAATTTTGCAGATAGTTTGTCGATGAAAGACAAACGCAAGGAAAGTTTGATCGCTATCAAGCTCGAGATGTATGCCAAGGCACATGCCACTATTGCAGCCGATAATGAACACAGGAACGCGATGAACATGATCAATGAAGCGAAAGCCCGTACAGGGGAATTGCGCGCAATGGCGGGGCAATTCTCGCAGGATGGGGGCATGCAGCAACCAAACCAGCCGATGGATATGGGTGGTCCAGTAGCTACACCGCAGGAAATGAGCAATGACCCAGTCGGGGCTGCAATTTCTACCGGACAAAACATCACTGATCAGATAACCCCTAATCAAGGCCTATGATGGACAAAGAACGCATAACAAAAAAGCTTTCAGCACTTCGCAAGAAGTATCCTGATGAATCATCACGCAATAGCATTGATGGTGATGAAAAAAAACTGCGCGAGCTGATCGCACAAGAAAAGTTTTCAAAGCATTTCCTTGTGCAAAAGATTATTGCCGATGCACAGGAACGCATCGATGACTTGAATTTTCAACTTGCCTACGATGAAGAATTAAACAAACCAGAGAATCAGGTACTACGCCACTCTTTGTTCCGACAAAGGGAGGTGTGGCAATTCACTCTTGAACGGTTTGATATGGGCGAAGAAGCGTCCGAGCAAATCAAACAGATCGAAAGTGAAGTGGATGAAGAATTAACACGCGAATAGATTTTTTCGCGTGGTACAATTTCATCATGAACGTGTGTGTCGCATCACGTTTACATTTTTATAAAGCATTTATTTAGAAAAGCATATGGCAGAAAAATATACAGCCAAGAAGTGGACGCTTGCGACCCTTCAAAAAGAAGCAATCAGTCGCGGTTTTGATGAAGCCGATGTCGCTGAAATGGGTGATGATGAATTGCGAGCGCAATTGATCTCGGACGATAACGGTGAAGTTGAAGAAGTGGAAGATGTCGAAGAAGAAACAAATGACGAGGATTCATCTGAAGAAGGTGATGACGAATCAGATGAGGATGTTGTTGAACTTGAAAAACCAAAGGCGAATTCAGCAGCAAAGAAAGGTGATTTTGTTGATATTGCTCGCGGTGAGCAGTACATCCGCACCTATTCTGCTGCCGTTCATGGCAAGGAATTCCGTGCATTGGCAGAATCATTTGCTTCAAAGAAAGACGGATATTCAATCCTTGAAGCAGGTGTGTTGCAGAAGATCAAGGTGACCTACCGTATCCAAGAGAAAAAGGGTACTGATACTGTCGAAAAAGGTACATGGTTGTCAAAAACCAAATTCTTCACTGACCGTAACGAAGCCATTGCATTCATGAATTCTCTAGGTGGGGAAATCAAAAAGGCAATGTTTGTTGTAAAATAGATTTATAAGTGTGGAAACCCTTTGGGGTTTCAGCAAAGAACGCTTCCCTTGTTTTTTTTGTTGAAACCGCCAAGGTTTCTGCTGCGGGTAAAACCGCCTTGTGGATAGTCACCACTTAAACAATAACTTGGTTATAGTAACCAGAAAAACTACATGTCAGAGAAAAAAAATGACGAAACCAAGGGAAATATTTTCGCCCAAGATGCAGGTTTTCAAGAGCGCAAGCAAGAGCTTGAAGACTTCAAGAAAGGAAATGCTGGCCGTTTCACTGAAGTTCGAGAAGACGAGGAGCCGGAAACCCCGGATCCTGTCAAAGATCCTGATACTCCATCGGAGGAACCTGAAAAACCGGATACACCGGAGGACACACCTGATGAAGATCAACCAACGGATCCAATCGATGACCCTGAAGAAGGTGAAGATGACGAGGATGACGACGAAACCCCCGCAGCAGCTTCAAAATCGGATGACGATGACGAGGATGACGACGAGGATGACGAAGAAGATCCTACCGGTCAGGATAAAAAACAGGGAACAAAAATCCCTATTGTGCGTTTTCACAAGGAGCGACGCAAGCGTAAGGAATTGCAACAACAATTGAAAGACCTGAACAAAAAGGTTGATCAGTTATCTGCTGCATCCCAAGGCGCGCCTAGCACCAAAGCGGATGACAAGGCTATCAAAGAATGGGCCGAGAAGAATGGTTTGAATAAAGATCATATCTCGGAGCTGGCTTCAATGATTCGGGAAACCGCGAAGCCAGACAGGGAAGCATTTTTAAAGGAAACTTTTGGTGATGATTTTTCACCAGAGAATCTGAAGGAGGTGATGACCCACGTAGCTACGTCAAAGGAAAAGGCTAAATTCGAACGAGAATTCAATACATTCTTGCCAGAATTGAAGAAGCAATATCCGAACGCGACTGATGATCAACTCACGAAAGTGAAACAAAAACTTGATAAAATCAGTCACGATGATTGGGGGCGCGACAAAGACCTTGACTATATCGCATTCAAGAAGAAATCGACCTTGGATAAGATATTCGTTCAACCAGGAGCAGATCCAACACCTGCAAAGAAGCAGGTGAAGGGTCCTGAAACTGGGCGAATGGGTCAGGGAAGTCCGCAAACCTATACCGCAAAAGATTTTGAAGGGGACAGTCCAAAACCATTTTCTGTCCTAGATAAATTGCCTGATGCCGATCGTAAGAAGATAGTGTCTGAAATGAACCCCTTTGCTCGCCATGAGTATTATAAAACGCTTGGCAACGGAGGGGGTGACCTAATCAAACGCGGTGGCAAGACAATTGGAAAAATCTAGCAAACAATAGGGGTTGATATCTATTAACCTAAATCAACCTCACAACATGGCAAACACTTTAGATGCCGGGATTCGCGATGTTTGGGCAACAGAGTATCAGGTGACGCACCACAAGCGTCCGGTATACCCTGCGATCTCAAACTTCCGATTGCAACCCGATTTGGAAAAAGGTGACACGGTACACCGTCAATACCGTAACGAACTCGTAACGAATGATATGGGTTCACAGGGTGAATATACCCGACAAGACATCGAGGACACTGATGAAACATTGGTGATCTCGTATGTGAAAGAAACCTCGTTCTACGTCAAGAAACTTGATGAAATTCAGAACAACCCACCTGTAGCAATGAAACACGCCTACGATGCTTCAGTCGCTATTTTCAACCAGATTGATGCGGACGTGCTTGCACAGTACGACCAATTCAATCAGACGTTGGATGCAGGTGATCTTGGCGGAACACCAGGTGAAGGAATCGTCGTTGTCGCTGGAAACGTGACAAAGATTTTCACCGGTTCGACATTGCTTTTGCAACGTGCGAACATCATGATCGATAACAGTGCTGTCTTCACCGGTGTGAAGAAAGAGGATTCCGAAAAGGAAATGCCTGTAGCTGTTATTTCACCAGACGTACTCGCTGCTATCATCGAGCGTTTGGACGGTCGTGACAGTGCTTTGGGTGACAAAGTTGCTATCCAAAGCCACTCTGGTCGTTACATGGGATATGAATTGTTCGTATCAAATGCGACTGGATGGTCAGGAGAATTGGGAATGGCAACAAACCCAACCGATGGTGACACCGTTGTCATCGGAGGTGTGACCTTCACCTTCCGCGCTTCGCCATCAGTAGCCGGTGATATTGATATTGCTGGTACCGTTGACGCTACTCGTGCATTGCTCGAGGATGCTATCAACAACGCCGATGGAAACGCAGCAGGTGCAGGGTCAGCAACAACGTACTACGAGGTGTCAGCGGCAAACCGCAAGCTCTTGAAGAACATTGTTGCGACAAACAACAACACGGATGATGTCTTGACACTCAAAGCGCGTGGAAAAGGATTCGTTATTGTTTCGGAAACCTTGACCGCAGCAGCAGACTTGTGGACACCTGCAAAGCAGATCCAGCACTGTCTGATAGGGGTTGCGAACTCAATCGATGTTGTCGTTCAGCAAGAGCCAAACATGCTCGACAAAGATCGTGATGGATTCGTTGGTCGCGACATCGTGACCTGGGCTGCATACGGAATCAAAGTCTTCAATGAAGGCAAGCCGAAAATGATTGACGTATGGGTTCGCACAGATGCCTTTGTAAGCTAAACCTAATCAAACCATGACTAATTTTCAGAAATTTGTTCTTGGTGCAGTAGGGGAAATGTTTATCCTTGATGCAATGTATTCAGGTGACTACGCATGGACAATCGCGACATCCTCATACGTTGGGGGCGCGACGTTCGATGAATCAACCTGCGCAGACTTTCAATCAACCGCAGCCAATGGTGATCGACTTTTCATCACGGCCGTTGCTACCGATAGCGACACTGCGGCGATACTCTCTTGTCAGTATCACGATCAGTAGTCTGTTCACCCAGTCCCTTCCGGGGGTTGGGATGAGCAGATTTGCTCTTATTACTCAATTTCATCAACAAAAATATGGGTCCA